AAGAGAAACTTGGATCAATATTAACGACATGATCCCTAACCGATACTACATCGTTGGATTGTAATTTGAAGGTTAATGCCATATAATTACTGGCTAATCTAGTAATGTGAAAATTAGTCAATGATATTTTTCCAATGGAATAATCGACTGTTCCTTGATTAGTATTAGTGACTACAGGCTTCAATGATATTGGATCAATATAGTATCTTTGAATAATTCCGTATCCGTCATCTTTCAGATACTGTACATTTGTTGAATCACCAAATACATAGAATCCATTTGAAGTTACTGCATCTTCAGGAACTCCCGCACTGTAAATTGGATTATCAATATGGAATGTATAGTTAGTATTAACATTGAATTTTACTGACAAATTTCTATCAACAACTAAGGTAGTAATATTACCTGTTATAGCACTGTCTGAATTATCAATCGCAGCAATCAATTTAGAATATCTTAATACTGAATCAAATTGTCTTAGATTTGCGGTATTATAATCGAGTATAGCATTAGTAGCAATAACAGACAATTCATTAGCAGTTTTTGATGTATTATTAGGATCGTAGTATATTGCCGTAGTTAATCGAATATTCAAATAGAATGGATCCACGAACTTTGGTGTAATAGTTACCATCTTTCTGGATTTAAGAATATCGTTTACTATAACGTCTTTTTCAGTAGAAGTCAATACTGAATTTGATTTAGGGAGAATCGATATGAATACACTACCGTACACTGGAGGAAGATTATCTTCTCCGCCCCATACATTTATAGAGGCAATATTAGGAAATCTAGCAAGCAGTAGTGATCTATAATCTTCTGCAGTTACTGCTCTATTAGTAGAATTGAATAATCTTGGTGCATTGAACTTGATATCATCAATCGATTCCATATCAGAACCGCCTTGAGATTGATATAAGGTAACAATAGTAGCATTAGTACTAAGATTTGGTGATGTGAATAATCTAGCACCATTTGCGGCGGCTTTCTTAGATACGAAGTAGTTGATAACTACGATATTACCAGGCGATACAGATTTACCTATTCTATCATTACCAAATTGCACCTCATATTTTCCGCCCTCAATTTCCTTTAGAAAGAATACTGTATCTGTAGCAGTAACATTCAATATGTCAGTTGATCTAGTATATTTCACCTTGGTAGTAGAATTCAAACTATCATAAACGTCAACTGATATTGTACTAATATCCACATTAGTATTAGAAATGGTATAAGTCGTATTATCTGATACTGTATAAGTTTGAGTTAATGGTGTTCCTTCAGTTATAACAAGATCACTAAATTTATAGATTCCATTTACGCTAGTGGCTACACTAGGTTCCATATTATAGAATGAGAAATTAGAACCATTAACTGTAGTATTGAATGCAGTAAGTGATGGAATCGAGACTATGCCAGGATTGCCAGATACATTAGTAAGAGTAATATTAACCACTGCTTTAGCAGAAGTTGCTGATTTTGGAAGGTATCCAAGTTCAAATGCTTTAGAGACAACACTATTTCTTATAACAGCAGAATCGAGAAAAGATTCATTGACTGCTAAGTTGAGATACAGATTGTTGTAGTGAGTATTATATGCTAAGACATCCAACAACAAGGATAAACCAGAACCTTCAAAATTATAATCTGATAAGTCTGTTTGACCTTGTAGAAATGTCTTTAAATTAGACTTGATTTTATCAAAATCTAAATCTTGAGTGGTTATCTGTTTGTTTGCCACGTCATATCCTTATGCTGTTATCTGGTTCGAGTAAGAACTAGATCGATTTGTAATGGTTCTGTTGTATTTATTACTTGAAAATAGATGCTAACATTGACGTTGTATGATTCGGGTTGGAAATTAACGACCACCTCTAATAGAACGACTCTTGGCTCAAATGCAGTAATCGTATTAATTATAGACTGTTTTAACATTATACCACTCATGGGAGTAGCAAGTTCAAACATCATGGCTCTTGCCTGAGAACCAATCTTACTATTAAACGGCCTCTCATGATTCATAGTAAGAATAAGATGTTTGATTGATGCCTTTATAGCATTCTCATCAAATCGTACAGCAATGTCACCTGGAGTAGAATACTTGAATGTGTGTCCAGAAGAAGTATCAATCTGAAATTGTGTTATACAGTTATTGAATAAAGTTAGTTGAGTATTGGATTCGATAGATTTAATTTTACCTATGAAAATACTATCCACATATAGATTATCATTTGGTTTAATCATGTATTGGAATAAAGTGGATTCTCCAACAATGATAGGAGATTCCTTAACTCCAGTAATGATTACCGATCCAGTATTATCAACGGGAACATCGTATCTGTCGTAAGCAGATGGTACTGGTGTGAAGTTTAAATCTATGTCTGAGAATGTTCTTGTTTTTTTCATTTAATTATCCTGAGTAAACGTCTGTTGAGCCTGATGATATAGAACCTGCATCAGCACTGTCGGTGTCTCTAGCTATAGCAATTCCATCGACAAACACAGTAGAAGAACTTCCAGTTATTTTAGCAGTATGAGGAACACAACTGTTGCCAACTTTATGATTGTGAATTGTAATTGCGTCACCTAATCTACAAACACCTTTACCATTAACAAACACCGATGAAGAACATACGTCAGTGGTAGTTGTAGCATCACATTGATGACCAGTTGATACAGTATCCTTTCCTGAACCTCGTGCTACGCCTTTACTTGCCATATTATTTCCTTAATAATGTTGACAAGACCCATTAGAATCGTATATAATATATCTAATGGGTTTTATCAATACATTTGTTAATTAATCCTTTGCAAAGAACTTAAATAAACCTACTTGAGTTCCTGGTTTACCAGATGATGTTACTGGAGTATTATTAATCATAGTAAATGCACGTTTCTGATTACCTTGGGTTGAATATGAAACATGAATCCAATTAGAAGCACCAGCATTTTGATATTCAAATATCAATTGATTATAAGGTAATATTTTTTCTAGTTTCATCACCAAAGTATACATTTCTGTAATAGATCGTTTTGGATGCAATTGGAAATCACATGCACGACCTTTGTTATGATCTGAACCATCACCCGAACCTGGAACATTACCAGGATTACGCAAACCGGAATTTATTTTCCAAGTGCCATTACTACTCATATCAGTACAGGGTCCTAATAGATCGTATATTGGTTCAAGGACATTTTCACATAATGCTGCCAAATTAGCAACCAATTCTTGTTTAGTGTACATGCGAGTAGGTGTTCCAGCTTTTTCACTTTTACCACCAGGCAGTGCCTGATCTCGTAGCACATTCTTATCCTTAATGAGCATTCCAAGAGTAAAGTGTTTGGATAGTTGGTAACTCATTGGGAAATCAGTTTTAGAATCAATTTCAGCTTTCTTATCAGAAGATAATCCTTTTGATGAATCCGAACCACCTGACAATGCGGGTGCATCTTCTCTTGCCCCACTATCATTATTGATTGTATTAACTGAAGGTTGTCTATTTGACAATTCATCCTTTGCTTCTTCTGTATTATTTTGAGCAGCAATTGCTTTAGCACCTTTTACGCTAGAAGCATCTTCTTCAGTATCATATCTCATTTCTGATATTCTATCTGGCGATGGTAAATTATCAATGATTGCACTGTTGGAGATTGCTATTGGAGGTGGTACCAATCTATTTCTAGTAGAACCAGCAGCTTGCAATGATGTTTTATTTTCAACTGGAGCATCGGCATATTTTTTATCATATATGTCTGGTTTAGAACTACCTAACATCCCTTTAAGTGTATCTGATAAAGGCAAGTTATTAAGAATAGAATCTACTAATGAATCGTTTAATGTATTTGGATTATAGTTTCCAGCTGGATTCAGTGTTGTGTCTACCAAGACATGTTCTTCATCTCTGTCTTTAATTTCTTCACCTTTGAAATCAACTGGTTTCTTTTTCTCTCCAAGTTTATCAAGTGCTTTTATTGCTGTTGGTGATTCGCTACCATTTAGACTAATTTTCTTACCCTTTCCAACAAGATTGCCTGTAGCATTAAGTGTAAGTGTTTCACTAGTATCCGATTGTAATGTTTTAGATTTGATTTCAATTGCTTCTGCAATATCTAACTTGAATGATTTGGATTTAATTTGGTAAGCACCATCTGTTTCTATTTTAATATCGCCTGAAAGTTTCATAAGAGTTTCAGCGGTAGATTGAGTATCTCCACCTTCCATACTGATATTCTTTTGAGTTTTCAATTTCAATGCATCATTGGATTCGAGAGACATTGTACCAACAGTACGAGTATTGAATGTCTTACCAACTTCAAGATTATAGTTACCTTCAACAAGAACATTCATGTCACCACCGACAGCAATATTCAAGTCTTTAGCAACACCAATATTAGCATCATTATGAAGAATAATATCACTAGTACCATTTACTTCAACGGTAGCATCTCCGCCACATAACAGATTGGTATTACCATTGATTGTAATATTACAACATCCATTAACAAATATGTTACCATTATGTTCTACGATATAATACCCATCGCCAATAATATGATTGACTTGAGTACCATTAGCATCAATTTCAATGAATGTACCTTTCTTATGATACAAGTTTACTCGCTCACCAGCAGGACTATCATCAAATTCAAGAACATGACCACTTTCAGATTCAAACACTTTATTGTATGGATAGACAGAACTAAATCCTGCTCTAGGTTGTTCGTAACTTCCTCCATTAGGAGTTGGTATTGATTTATGTCTAGTCTGGTCTTTATATTCTACATTTGTACCTTTAAGAATTCCACGAGCAAGACGATTGGTATCTGGCTCATTCATGTAATCCCTTAAAGGATACTTACCTTCTGGATCGGTAAAACCATTCTTATCAAAATTCTCTTCTCTTGATTCAGTGTACGCTTCTTTCTTATGAGGAGGAGCAGTAGCAATTTCTTTAGGAGTCTTCTGAATAGTAGATGTAGCTGCTC